TCTTCCCGTCAATCGGCGATCTATATGGAACAATCACTTCTTCAGATTGCCACCATATTACATCTGGGTGAGAATCCATCCATTTAAATACCTTGAACTCCCACAAAGACCTATAAATAATTTTTGTAGGGTCACCCTTATACTTGGTCGGATTTTTTGGTCTAAATTTACCCTTATATGCCATAATATACTTTCCGATTTTTATTATAAATAATTACATTATCCGTATACATATTTATTAGAATTAGACGGAGACAGCAAAGGAAATAAAGAATGGCAAGACCAAACCAAACAATAAGAGCAGAATCTAATCGTAAGGATGCTCAACGACTCTTCTTTCCTGACGGTGGATTTCCGCACGGCATCCAATTAATATTTAAGAAGTATGATTATAAAGACTTAACACTAGGTACAGGCGCGGAAGGTAATAAGACAGGTAAAAAGAGTCAATTTACAAGTGCTAAAGAAACTGGTATATTGGCTGTTGAACTTCCAATGCCTAGTACATTAACAGATGCAACTGGTCTTAGTGTAAATGGCTTTGAAAGAACTTTCTTAGAATCGTTTATTGCTGATACGTTGGCTCCTGCATTTGAAGGCAGCTTTACTGACATTGGTGCAGAACTGATGGCTTTGGGTGAAGCTGGTATGAAAGGTGCAATTGACACAGTGTTTGGAGATAAAGCAAAGACTCCAGGTCAGCAAGAGGTAGCAGGTCAAGCTTCTAGGATAGCGTCGTTCATGGGTGCTAATGCTTTAAATAGTTTTTCATCAGGATTAGGTAAAGCAATGGGTGCTTCGAGAGGAACTGCAATTAACCCTCAAGCAACGCTTTCTTTCGAAGGAGTTAACCTAAGATCCTTCTCGTTTGATTGGACACTATATCCTGAAAGTAAAGAAGAAGCAGAAGCTATTAAAAAAATCATAAGATCAATAAAAAGAAACATATTACCAAACATAGAAAATGTAACTGGTGGCACTGGTGTGGCTGGTACCGCGGATACTCTATCAGGTAACACATTAGCTCGAGCCTTTTTAACATATCCTGCGGTTGTTAGTATTAATCTATTAGGTATTGATGAATCGCATTTCCTTAGATTTAAACCTTGCATGTGCGATAGTTTCAATGTTGACTATGGAGCAAGTGGTGAAATTGTTATTGCTGAAGGTGGTGTACCTCAGGGTGTTAAACTTTCTATGAGCTTTAAGGAACTTGAAATACAAACGGCTGAAGATTATCCAGGAGACGACACCTAATGGCAACTAAATACTTTGAACATTTTCCGGTTATAGATTACCAAGGTAGAAAGGTTAGAGATATATCTCGAAGGCCTTCGTTCGCAAGAGCAGTCGCAAATAACCCGTATCTTTATTATTCTTATACAGTTAAAGAAAGCGAGAGGGCAGAAGATATTGCCTTGGATTATTATGGCTCTGTAGATTATATTTGGTTAGTGTACATGGCAAACAATATCATAGATCCATATTACGAATGGCCAATGAATACTCAAACTTTTAACGACTACATGGTTGATAAGTACCAATCACAGTCTGGTAGAATCGGAGAAGACGTTCTTGATTGGACCAAAGATGAAACAATTGACGAAAACATTATATACTATATTAAAACAGTTTAGGAAATAACAAATGGCAGTTGATAATATTATCTTAGCACCGGAATCATTCCGAACAATTTATCTTCGTAAAGAAGATCGCGTGATTATGCGTACTGAACGAGGAGATAAGATAATCATTAAAAGAATCATTCCTGAAGATTGGGTTCCTTATCGTATCTTTGAATATGAAGAGCAAATTAATGATAACAAAAAAGAAATCTTTTTATTCGATAACGCGTTCTTAGGTCAATTATCGCGTGAATTCAAAAACTCGGTAAGTACTGAATAATGTCAGAATCTTTTAATCCTTCTCATTGTACTATAGAAAGCGCTATGATTAAATCGGTGGACAATAGAGACGCTTCTATTACTGCTTTGATATATGGATTTAATCTAAAGCAATCTATCTATAGCTCTTCTTTTTCTGGAACGCTTAAGGTCTTAGACCAAGTTGGAACGTTACACGATTTCCCATTAAGGGCAGAAGAAGAATTAGAATTAATAATTAAAGGACATGATCTTCAAACAGAATTAAACATTAAAGGTCAAATAGTTAAAATTGATGGTTTAAGTAAAAACGATTTAGGCGATGGTTATTTTTATACATTACACTTTGTAAGCAGAACAACCTTTAGAGCAGGAATACAAAGCGTGATAACTGCCTTTACAAATATATCAGGATCATATGCTGCTAAAGAAATATTTAAAAAGTATTTTAATTCAAATAAAGAATTAAGTACAGCAACGTCAGTTGGTGAAATGCCTGATAACTCTGAAGGTTTACAATTAACTTCAAATAAAGGAAGAGCGTTTTATATCGAAGAATCTGATGGTCAGATGAGAACGATCATTCCTGATTATACTCCAGCCCAAGCAATGAACTTCTTGGCAAGTAAATCAAAAGCAGGATCACAATCTCCATCGAACATGTATCGTTTCTTTGAAACTTTTGATGGTTACTATTGGGTAACTGATGAATGGTTATTAAAAAGAGCAATAAAGAATAAAAGTAAGATTAAAGACTTTTACTATTTAAGCTTTTCAGAACAAAATGCTTCACAGTATGCTGAGATAATGGTAAGAAATGTTGTATCTTTTGAAAACTCAAATCATGTTGATACAGGAGCTGACATCGATAGTGGTGCTTATAAGAACACAGTAATGGAAATTGATTTTGTGAATCATAAAAGAACTGTTTATAACTTTGATTATGAAAAGGCAAAAAAGAAATACATTAGTATGACAGGGCAACCAAGAACATCAAACGTTGGAGCAGTACATTCGGATAAGTTTATTACTAAAACGTTTGACGATAGTAACAAAAACGCAAGACAATTTATTGTGTACCGTGATTGGCAGCCTGATGGAGTTACTTCAGTCCCAGGTCAAGTACTTCGTCCACCACAGAACATGGTTGAGATTATTCAAAACAGAGTTGCTTATAATTACCATTTAAATAATTCAACAGTTTCTATGGGTATTGAAGGTAGGATAGATTTGGTACCAGGTGATGTGATTAATCTAATTACACAAGAACCTAACATTTCGTTAGAAAATAAACAAAATGAAAGATTGAGTGGCAAATATTTAATTGCTAGTGTTGACCACTCAATGGACCAAAACACTCTGAGGACTCAGGTTGAAGCAATAAAATATGGTTGGCAGAAAGGTGATATATGATTGATGGTTCAGGAATAAGTAATCCGTTCTTCTTCATTGGTATGGTTGAAGGCAATGTCGATGAAACACACGAAGGTCGAGTAAGAGTTCGAGCATTTGGTGTACACGGAACAAATGCAGAAATTGCGACAACAGATTTGCCTTGGGCAATGTGTGCGGCAGGTAATTACGATCCAAATAATCCGCCTCCGGCATTAGGATCTTATGTATACGGCATGTTCTTAGACGGTAAGATGAC